GCTGGTATCGGTATTAACGCAGGCAGAATCCGTGGGATCAACTCTAAAATCAGAGGCGGAGAGGTACAACACACAGGTGTTGTCCCCTTCCTTAAAAAGTTTGAATCAACTGTACGATGCTGCACACAAAACGGTATCAGAGGTGGTTCTGCTACAGTTCACTTTCCTATCTGGCACCAAGAAATAGAAGATATTATTGTTCTCAAAAACAATAAAGGCACAGAAGACAATCGGGTACGCAAACTTGACTACTCAATCCAAATTTCAAAACTTTTCTACGAGCGTTTCATCCAGAATGGAGAAATTAGCTTGTTCTCACCGCATGACGTACCGGGTCTGTATGATTCCTTTGGTACTGACAGGTTCGATGATTTATATGTGGGGTTTGAACGAGATGAGTCTGTTCCAAGAAAGACTATCGGAGCACAAGAACTAATTCTTAATCTGCTCAAAGAGAGAGCAGAGACTGGTCGTATCTATATCATGAATATTGATCATTGCAATACTCACTCCTCTTTTAAAGATAAGATTGAGATGAGTAATCTGTGTCAGGAAATTACTTTACCCACATATCCACTTCAGCATATTGATGATGAGTGTGCGGAGATTGCTCTCTGTATTCTCTCTGCTGTAAATATTGGTAAGGTTTCTAAAGATGAAGAATTAGAGGATCTTTGCGATCTCTCCGTTCGTGGGCTTGAGGAATTGATTGACTATCAGGATTACCCCATTGCTGCTGCAGAACGCGCTACAAAGGCACGTAGGTCTCTTGGAGTTGGGTTTATTGGACTAGCACATTACCTTGCTAAACTGGGTTATAAGTATGACTCTCAGGAAGCATGGGATGCAGTTCATGGATTGTCAGAATCTTTTCAGTTCTATCTATTGAAAGCATCAAATCAAATTGCTAAAGAGAAAGGATGGTGTGCTGACTTTGGTCGCACTAAGTATGCAGATGGAATTTTGCCAATTGATACATATAAGAATGATGTAGATGAAATTAGCACTCAGGAGTATCAGCATGATTGGGAGGGTCTTAGGGCATCTATCAATGAGTTCGGACTCAGACACAGCACTCTGTCCGCACAGATGCCTTCAGAGAGCAGTTCCGTTGTGTCAAATGCAACCAATGGAATCGAACCACCTAGAGACTACTTGTCCATTAAAAAATCAAAGAAGGGACCTCTTAAGCAGATTGTTCCACAATATGGAACTCTGAAAAACAACTACACCCTTCTCTGGGATATGCAATCCAATCGTGGTTACATTAACGTTGTTGCTGTGATGCAAAAGTTCTTTGATCAAGCAATTTCTGGTAACTGGAGTTATAATCCAGAGAACTACCCTGACAATGAAGTTCCAGTTTCTGTGATGGCACAAGATTTTTTAACTACATATAAGTACGGTTGGAAAACCTCCTACTATCAAAATACTCATGATATGAAAAATGACGAGATGGTAGAAGAAACAAAATCAAATTTAGATAATCTATTAAACGAATTAGAACAAGCCGAGGAGGGAGAGTGTGAATCCTGTGCAGTTTAAGGTGTCATCAGTGGAAAATGTGGAAACTAAAGTTAAAGGCATGACAGTCTTTAACACTGAACAAGTTAATACTAAAAAGCAACCGATGTTTTTCGGTAAACCTCTGGGTGTCCAGAGATATGATTCATACAAATATCCTGTATTTGATAAACTTACCACACAACAACTAGGATACTTCTGGAGACCTGAAGAGGTTTCTTTGCAGAAGGATCGTGGTGACTATCAATTACTTCGTCCAGAACAAAAGCATATCTATACTTCTAATTTGAAGTATCAAATTATGCTAGACTCTATTCAGGGTCGTGGACCTGGTATGGCATTCATTCCTTACTGTTCCTTACCTGAACTGGAAGCATGTATGGAAGTATGGGGATTTATGGAAATGATCCATAGTCGCTCATACACATACATCATCAAGAACGTCTATGCAGACCCTTCAGAGGTCTTTGATAAGATTGTTACCGACGATCGCATTCTAGAACGTGCTAGCAGCGTTACAGGAGCATATGATGACTTCATCCACAGTGCTCAAACTTGGGGCAATGGAAACATGTGGCAAGAAGATTTCCGTGAGTCACCATCTTCACGGTGGGAAATTAAAGACGTTAAGAGAAAACTTTATAGGGCAGTTGCAAATGTCAACATCCTTGAAGGAATACGGTTTTATGTTTCTTTTGCTTGCAGCTTTGCTTTTGGTGAACTTAAACTCATGGAAGGTTCAGCAAAAATTATCTCCCTTATTGCTAGAGACGAGAACCAACATTTAGCAATTACTCAAAATATCCTCAACAAGTGGAAAGCAGGGGATGACCCTGAAATGAAGCAGATTATGAAGGAAGAAGAGGAGTGGACTTATAAGGCATTTGATCGTGCTGTAAATGAAGAGAAGCGTTGGGCAGACTATCTGTTTAAGGATGGCTCTATGATTGGATTGAACGATAAACTTCTTCAACAATATGTTGAGTGGGTTGCTAATCGTCGCCTGAAAGCAATTGGACTGAAACCTCAGTATGATATTGCTGCATCTGCTAATCCATTACCCTGGACACAGCACTGGATCTCTTCTAAGGGTCTTCAGGTAGCACCACAGGAGACTGAGGTGGAGTCTTATGTTGTTGGTGGAATCAAGCAAGATGTGAAAAAGGACACATTCAGTGGATTCCAACTCTAAACCTTGCTTAAATAGGGGAACATGAGGTTCCCCTATGCCTAAGAATGAATTGAAGAAAGAAGAATTAAAAAATCGTGTACTCAAATTAAAAAATGATGTATACGAAGAACCGGACACAGTGTGGCAAGGGGATCGAGATATGGCGCATAAATATCTCGACAAGGTATTGAACATCATTGATGAGTATCGATATTGATTATGAAAATCCATGGATCTATTTGGGTACTCCCTTTGATGGTAGCCTTATTCGGGACAACTTTGGTTTTGTTTATAACATTACCAATCTCACCAACCAACGACAGTACATTGGGAGAAAGTATTTTTGGTCGTTCCGAACACCAAAGGGAAAGAAACGAAAGGTAAAACAAGAATCCGATTGGAGAAAATATTATGGGTCTTGTCCAGAACTTAAAGAGGACATTGAACGATTGGGTAGACAAAACTTTAGTAGAACTATCCTGTCTTTACATAAAACAGGTGGCAAAACAAACTTTGAAGAAACAAGACAACTCTTTGCCCACGGAGTCCTTACCGAATCACTTGACACCGGAGGACCTGCCTACTACAATAGCAACATCCTCAGCAGATACTTCCGAAAAGATTATTATGATGGAGACTGAAGAAATTGTATCTAATGTTCGTCAATGGGCAATTGATAAGGTACAATCATATAATGATCAAGGTGTAGAAAGAATCTATGACCAGTTTGCAATTATGGCAGAGTTTGAAGAATGGATTGATCCAGAACCTGATCTAGAGATTGTATCACTTGACGAAATCTCTGAAGACGAGTATGATAGTTACGTTGATGATCGTAATCAACTGCGGTAACCCCCTTGGTAGTTCAGGGTTAGCGGCGATAGGAACTACCACCAAGGGTCAGTAGCTCAGTGGATAGAGCATCGCACTTCTAATGCGTTGGTCGGGGGTTCAAATCCCTCCTGACCCGCTCTGCGGAATTAGTTTAGAGGCAAAACTAAAGGTTTCCAACCTTTCGTCACCAGTTCGATTCTGGTATTCCGCTTTCTCCAAGTTTTTATTATGTCAGAGTATGATTTTGGAGGACTTGAAAGGCATCCTGTCAGTATACTAAGATTAATTAGTGAATTGGAAGGGTCGTCCCAACTATGTAAATATATGGGGTTTCAAGATGATATGGATACTCTTAATGAAATGAAGAAGAGATACTATAAACTTTACTTCAAAACAAAGAAAGAGTACAATAATCCTCTATAGCTCAGTTGGTAGAGCACGGAACTGTTAATTCTGTTGTCCCTGGTTCGAGTCCAGGTGGAGGAGCCGGGCGAATAACTCAGCGGTAGAGTGTCTCCTTTACACGGAGGTTGTCGGGGGTTCGATCCCCTCTTCGCCCATGTCGAATTCAATGTATGCCTAATGATTACTATCAGATGCAAAGAGTGTAGAAAAGAATTAACGAGCACTAGCAAAGTTCAGTTTTGTGGTTGCCCAAATCAAATGAGTATTGTGGATGACAAAATTGGTGCCAAAGACTTGGATAAGGTTGTAATGGTTACTAATAATGTAGAGAGGAAGATTGATAGTCATTTCTCTACTCAAGAACTTCTCTATCAGGAAGAAAGACGTAGACGTAAAGTTCGTAGACTAGACTTTGATGTTCGTTAAGATATCCACATACTTAACATTAGTGTAGCACATTGCTACATTAAATAATATCGTAGACACTTTCTTTCTACCATGCATCCAGACGAATTATCCAATTGGGCAATCATCAAAGAGAAGTTTGAGGAAAACGGTACAATAGACAACTACTATTATAAGCGAGCTTGTACTATAGTAGGAGGACAACCTGATCCAATGAAGAATTTTCCAAATGCCTCACAGGATGAATGAAATAAAACCTGTACATTATGTAACAAAAAAAGAGTGTCAGGAAATGATTGACAATGCAATTCGTCAACACAATCGTAATGCGTCAATCATAAGCATGACTCTTGGCATTGTATTCTTAGCACTTTTTGTGGATGGATTTTTTCGCGTTATTGGAATGATTCCTCCGTTTATGGGAATTGATGTAAACATTCTTCATGAAGTTATAGATAGAGTGAAGGAGGAAGTCTTCCGAGTATTACCATCATGAAACCACTAATCCTATTTGCATGTTTTTTACCAATAGGAATAATATGGATTATAATGAAACTTAGTTTGTGGATTGCGGCAGTCAATAACGAACAAAAGTATGTTAAATCAGAATCCAGAAAACCTCACGGACCTTATGTGGCAAACCCATATGAAGACGTTGATGAAGAGGAAGAAGAATTTACAGATCGCACAGACTATCGATGAAGCGATTAACGAGTGGTATTCTCTTCATGGATTGCCAGTTCCTGATTGGAAAAGAAAAGATCCAGACTGGTGGATAAGATACCTTGAAAATCTGGGTATTGACCCTAGAAACCCATAGTGCTATAATTAAAAATATCGTATAATATTCCTTATGATGATTGTGGAGGGAAAAGTCAAAACTGTATTTGATACTGAAAATCCCGAGGAAGTTTTGATTGAGTATCATGATAAAGTAACTGCTGGTAATGGTGAGAAAGAAGACTACCCAGCAGGTAAGGGATCACTATGCTGTCAAATATCTTCTATTCTTTTTGATAAACTAGAATTTCTTGGCATTAAAACTCATTACAATAGGCAGATTGGGCCCAATAAGATGCTTTGTAGAAAAGTTGATATTATTCCCTTGGAAGTAATTTGTAGAAACCGAGCAGCAGGTTCTATCGTAAGGACCACTACAATTAAGGAGGGTCAACCAATTATGCCTGCTATTGTTGAGTTTTTTCTAAAGGATGATTCAAAACATGATCCATTGCTTACCTGGGATAGAGTGAGACTAATGGGATATGACCCTACTCCTCTCAAAGAACAAGCATTATTGATTAATGATTATCTAATTAATATCTTTAACCTCATTGGATTTGATTTGATTGACTTTAAGATTGAGTTTGGCATTGATGCTCATGGTGATCTATATCTTGCAGATGAGATTTCACCAGATTCAATGAGGTTGTGGGGTAAGAATGATATGGAAAGATATGACAAGGACTTGTTTAGAATGGATGAGGGTGATATAGTACCAGCATATCAGATTATCTTAGACAAGTTGCAATCGTTTTTATAAAGTTTATACATAAAACAACTATGGAATTTTATTCAGTGGAATACTGGCAAGAGAACTGGGAAGAGTTGATGGATAAAGTAGAGAATGGTGAATCAATAGGAGTGGAAAATAAAAACGGCGAGAGAGCAGTGATGGTTCCGGCGGATGATGAACTCATACGCATATACACCGAACAGAACAACGAAGGATCCTGAGGGACTGTCGCATATTGGTTAATGCTCTCTGCTTATAACGGGGTAAACTGGGTTCAATTCCCAGCAGTCCTATTAGGGGGTCTAGCAATCTGGTGAATGCACCGAACTCATAATTCGGCTAAGGCGAGTTCGATCCTCGCGACCCCCATTGACAGGTTCTCTACCTGTCGTGTATAATAACAAGGTCAACAATCAAGACAATGACACTGACTACCAAGTTCAAAAAAGACATTCAAACCCTTCGTGGTGCTGTAAATGGGGACTTCTTCCTTGATGTGAAGAATCCAAAACTTCTCAAAAAAGTTCGTCGTTACTATGAGAACAATGGATTGGTTTTCTCTGGTGACCCTCTTGATGATTATGATATTTTGATCGAGCAAGTTGCAATTGATCTTGAAACGGTTGAAGCATGAACGATCTAGATCCTAAGTCTGTTGCTTCCACAAAAACCATTGTTATTCATGAACGATTTCCTTATCGGTTCGTTCAAAGAGGTTACATCCAACTAAATGGTAAACCAGATTTTCGTTTGCAGAAAGCAAATGAATATACTAAAAAGTATTCTGACATTTACTTATTTGACAATGGAGATCAAATGCTTCTTGCTATTGAAGATCCAGAATATCCTAAATGGTTAGATCCAGACGGTGTACCTTGCTATATAAAAGACAATGTGTCTGCTTCATAAATGGAAAATGATGCCATCAACCTAACTCTTATACATGAGTGGATGACGGTGCATGATGCCAAACTTCTACTCCATGATTATTATATGAAAGTAAGATCTCATAAAAAGTATCATGGATGGAAGACGGTTCAGACTCATATGAATATGTTTTATGGGCATCTTCAAAGAGATTCTGAAGTAAATTTAAGAGCAAGGATTGATCTTATCAAGTCACGGATTGACTTTAACAGAACTGGTGGAGTCATTAGACCCTCTTAAAACTAAATAATCAAAGAGTTAATTTTTACTATTATGTCAACTCAAGGAAAAGCAGGAAAATCTGCATCTGGTGCATCAATGTCAAAATATGATGTTGAGGTTGAGGCAAGACTTCAGGCACTAGAAGCAAAAGTTGCTGCGCTTGAAGCAAGCGATAAAGCACAACAAGAAGTTGATGCAAGGTTTGTAGAGATGGAGACTAGAATCAACCAACTCTGGAGCTAATTGGTTTCTTGCTTCCTAAAAGCAAGTGGCGTGCATGGCGACCCAAAGACCCTTGACATTAAGGGTCTTTTTTAGTATCATTTAAGAAAACCCATAAGTAATGTTTAATACAATTTTAGTGACTGGAGGTGCTGGATTTATTGGCAGCAACTTTCTATACTTTTTAAAAAATGTCACCGACGATAGGATTATTGTTTTAGATAATATCACATATGCTGGTAAGGAAACTAACATACCAGATGGTGTAGAATTTATCTGGTGTGATATTTCTGATAAAGAGCACGTAGATTATATTTTTGAGAAAGTAAAACCAACAAAGGTGTTTAACTTTGCTGCAGAGAGTCATGTTGACAACTCTATCAGAGACGTGACTCCTTTCATCAAAACAAATATTATTGGAACAACGAATCTTCTTTCATCTAGTGTTTCTGTTGGTGTTGAAAAATTTCATCATGTATCCACAGATGAGGTATATGGATCTTTAGATTTTGATGGTTCTCTTTTCAACGAAAATACACCATATGATCCACGTAACCCATATTCTGCTACAAAGGCATCTGCGGAGCACATGGTAAAGACATGGAATAACACTTATGATCTACCGTATATTATTACTAGTTCTTCTAACAACTACGGACCTCGCCAACACCCTGAGAAACTGATTCCAAAAATTATCCTAAACGGAATGAATGATACTGTCACTAACATGTATGGTGGAGGTCATCAAGTTAGGGACTGGATTCATGTACTTGATCACTGCACTGCAATTTGGTCTTTGGAAGAAAAGAAAGTAATCAACGATAAGTTTAATATTGGTGGTGCATGTGAGGTCACAAATATGGATATAACAAAGAAAATCTTAGACATTCTTGATAAACCACACTCTCTAATAGGACAATCTGATGAGAGACCAGGACAGGATCAAAGGTATGGAACAGATTTTTCTAAACTCACAGAAAAAACCGGGTGGTTTCCAGGTGTAGAATTTAATAGAGGTTTAGCCGAGACTGTCAAGTGGTATCTTGACTAATCGCCTTTTGAGAGGTATAATACATACTATGACAACATTAATATTTTATGTCTGACTATAATAAGACCGCACTTGTGCTTGGTGCGGGTGGATTTATTGGATCGCATATGGTCAAACGTCTCCGCTCTGAAGGATACTGGGTGCGTGGGGTTGACCTTAAGCTGCCTGAGTTCTCTAACACAGAAGCAAATGAATTTGTGCAAGGTGACTTGCGTGATGTAACTTTCGTGCGTCGTGTCATCCAATTCAAAGGTGAACAAGGTAATTTTTATAACTCTGTTCCTTATCGCTGTATCCGTCCTTTTGATGAGATCTATCAGTTTGCTGCTGATATGGGTGGAGCAGGTTTTGTATTCACAGGTGAGAACGATGCAGACATCATGCACAACTCCGTATCAATTAATTTAAATGTTCTTGAGGAAGTTCGTAAACTGAATGAAACCTTTGATGGTGAAGAGAACGGAACTGCATGTGTTCGTCCTTCCTTAGAGCAACCTACTAAAATTTTCTACTCTGGATCAGCGTGCATGTATCCTGAGTATGCTCAAGAAGAAACAAACAATCCTGGACTGAGGGAAAATGATGCGTACCCAGCAGAACCAGACTCCGAGTATGGATGGGAGAAACTCTTCAGTGAGCGTCTCTACTTTGCTTACAATCGTAATCATGGCATCCCTGTTCGGGTTGCTAGGTATCATAACATCTTCGGTCCTGAAGGAACCTGGGACGGTGGAAGAGAGAAAGCACCAGCTGCAATCTGCCGTAAAGTCGCTTTCCTCCCGGAGCAAGGTGGAGCAATCGAGGTGTGGGGAGATGGGTTACAAACTCGTTCCTTCTTGTTCATTGATGAATGTATTGAAGCAACTAGAAGAATGATGGATAGTGACTTCATGGGACCAGTGAATATTGGTTCTGAAGAGATGGTTACTATTAACCAACTTGTAGATACTGCCGCTAAGGTTGCTGGCAAAGAAGTCTCCAAGATTCATATTGATGGACCTCTTGGGGTTCGTGGTCGCAACTCTAATAATGATGTAATCCGTAGAGAACTTGGATGGGATTATTCTCAGACCCTTGAAGAGGGTATTCGCAAAACTTATTCTTGGATTAGTTCTCAGATTAAATCTGACAACTACGTTCCTTTTTATCACCCCGTTTAATATGAGTAAATTAGGACCATATGCTTCTTATGATAAGGAGACTGGATATGCCACATGGGATCATCCAACTGCAGAATATACTGGCATCTTTGAAAGATTAAACGTTGATGTCAAAGGAATCATTCATGTTGGCCTTTGGAACTTCCCTGAGCATGATTGTTATACTAAACTTGCTGGGACTAAGGTTATTGGTGTAGAGGCAAATAAGTTTGTTTATGACACCATGTCAAAACCAGTTGCAGATGAGTGTGGATATCTTTGTTTTAATGAATGTCTTTATAGTGAGGATGGATTAAAGAAAAAATTCTATCTTGCAAACGACTGTTCGACATTAAATCCAGTTGCATATTCTGCTCACCTGTCAGCAAAACTTTCTAAAGGCAATTATGTTGATGTTACAACTAAGAAATTGTCTACATTGATTGACGAAAATAATATTGATATGAATCAGTATGATTTTTTGAATATTGATGTTGAAGGTGCTGAACTTGAAGTCTTGAAAGGTTTTGAGGATAATCTTAAATATATCAATACTATTTTTCTAGAAACTTCACTTGATGATAGAAACAATACCGGTGCATCTCATGATGTTATTGTGGAGTGGTTAGATAAAAGAAACTTTACTCTTAATGAGATGTCTGATTCTTATGGTTATGAGCAGTGGGGAGACTCTGTTTTTGTGAGAAACGATAGAGAACTGAAACCATTTAACAAAGAAAAGTATTTGTTGAAATGAAAAATTTTAAACTACTGAACAATACCTTTATTCATCTTACCAATGGTAATAAAGGATATTCAACTCACGGTAAAGAGTCGAAGTATATCAAGTGGATTCATGAAGGTGAGGGTAAACAGAAACTTACTTTCAATAACCTTATATCTGATGATGAAACATTTTATGTTGATGGATATATCTCACCAGGACTACAAGACACTGTAAGTAAAAAGAAATATGGAATTATTTTGGAGTGTTGTTGGTTAGTTCAACCACTCATTGATGATATCAAAAGTAATCTTGATAAGTATATGAATGCTTATGATAAGATTTTTACTTGGAGTGAAGAACTATGCAACCTTCATGATAGAATTTGTTGGATTCCTGGTAACGGATCTTGGATTCGTGATCCTCAAATTTATCCAAAGGATAAATTGATTTCTATTTTAGCATCAAACAAATCTCATCTTCCTGGCCACCAACAGAGATTGCATATGTTAGATCAATTAAAGGATTATGCTCCTTTGTTTGGTCGTGGTTTTAATGAAATAGAATACAAAGAAGATGCACTTGCGGACTACATGTTCTCAGTTGCTATTGAGAATAATGATCAGTATTTCAGTGAAAAACTTCTTGATTGTTTTTTAACTGGAACTATTCCAATTTACTATGGTACTCCCTCTGTTGGAAAATGGTTTAATACTGAAGGTATGATTATCCTTGAGAACAGTTTTGATATTGAATCTTTGACTGAGGATATGTATTATGATAAAATAGATGCAGTCAAAGACAACTTTGAAAGAGCATTGGAAATGGAAGTATTAGAAGACTTCATCTATGAAAACTACTTAAACGGAGAATGAATGATGACAGACAAGGACAAATATTACCAGGAATCAATTTCTTCTGGCATCCCAACTTATTATTTTCTTTTGAGAGATTTTGGAGTTGGTAAAGGTTGTAAAAATTTTGTAGAAACTGGAACCTATCTTGGTAATGGAGTTCAATATGCCTTAGACCATAAATTTGATGAAGTCCTTAGTTGTGAGATGATGCAGGATCGATATCAACATTGCATGAATAGATTCAAAGACAATGATAATGTTAGTCTTTGGTTAGGAAAATCTGATGATTGTTTTTCTGAAATGGTAAAGACACTAACTAAAAAATCTTGTTTTTGGTTAGATGCTCATGCTGAAGGTGGAGGAGTACCTACTTTTGATGAATTGAATGTAATTAAAAATAGTTCTATCAAAGATCATACAATTATCATTGATGATATTCCTGTATATTTTAGTGGACAAGTGGCAGCACTTGAAGAAAAACTTCTATCAATTAATAATGATTACACTATTGAATATTTTCCTGTCGATCTGGGAGGTGAGAAAGGTAGAGTTGATGATTATGAATTAGTAGCTTACGTATGAAACCTTGTTTGATTAAACAACCTGCAGGAATTGGTGATGTTTTCTTTTGCCAAAAGATTGCTAGGTTAATGATGATGAAGGGGTATGATGTTGTCTGGCCCCTGAAACCCGATATCCAATGGATTCAAAAATACATTAAAGATATTTGGTTTCCTATGACAACAGATGACTTCCCAATGAAAGATATCTATGAACATGGTGCAGGTGCTGTTGTAGAGGACAACGCAGCATTTATCAGTATGGCAACTGCTGATATGACTCATAATGATGGTAAGATTATGAGTTCAAAGTATTCTATGTTGGGACTTGATTATTCTGATTGGAAAGATTGGTTTAAATTTGATCGTGACTTTGCTAAAGAAGATGATCTGTATTATAATGTACTTGGTCTCAAGGATGATTCCGAGTTCGTGTTTATCAACAACCTTTATAATGAAGGAAGGAATTGTGAACTGATGCTTCCAGAAAATTACAACTTACCGGTTGTAGAACTACAATACATTGACGGATATACTTTGTTCGATTGGTGTAAAGTTTTTGAGAAGGCAAAGAGTGTTTATACAATCAATACATCACTCAACTATATTATTGATGTCTTAGACACCTCTTATGAAAATTATGTGGTTGTTGCACATAATGAAAAGAACATGACTGAGATTGATTACCTATTCAGTACCCCACATACATTAATATGCAAGTAGTAGAATATAAGAAAAACTGGTATCCAAAATTTCAAACAGAAGGGAATGCATCACAATTTGCAATTCCTTTTGCAAAACATGTTTGTAGTGGAGTTGGATATGATATTGGTTGTATGAAACCAGAGTGGGCATTTCCTGGTGCCACACCTATTGATCTTGACTTTGATGATCCATGGGATGCTGATAATCTACCACCAGTTCAAGTAGATTACATTTTCTCTAGTCATTGCCTAGAGCACGTAACTGATTGGGTTGCGACTATGGATTATTGGTATGATAATCTCAAGAAGGAAGGAACCTTGTTTTTATATCTACCCGATTTTAGTCAGGTCTATTGGAGACCTTGGAATAATAGAAAGCATAAGCATGTACTTACTCCTAAAATTATTGAGGCTTACATGTTTGAACGTGGATATGAAAATATTTTTGTATCTGGTATTGATTTAAACAATTCATTTATGGCTATGGGAGACAAATGAAAAAAATTGCTATAACAACTTGGTGTACAGATGATTATGCAGAACTTCTAGGTCTAGATAAATTAATTAATTCGGTCAAATATTTTCATCCAGAAGTAGATCACATTATCTTTGACACAAAGATGACTGAACAGATTCATGAACAATTGCCTTGGATGAAACCTATTTGGATGATGTCAACCACATGTCTTCCTTTTGTTGAAGATTATGATATGGTCATTCATCTAGATGCAGATGCTGTTGTTACTGGACCAATGACAGAGTTTTTTGAAAGTGATGAGGACATCATCGGAGTTCGTAATAATAACTCTTTGGATAATGCAAGTTGTGGACCTGGGATCACAGTTACTCATCTTCCACCCTTTGGTAATGGTGAACAGATTCCAATTCAAAACTTTATTAATGCAGGTATGATCGGTGCCAACAGTAAACAGTTTTGGTATGACTGGCATGGTCTAAATGTTGAAGCTGCTAGAATTAAAAGAGAGGTCAATCCATACGCTCATGGAATTGGTGATGAACAAGATACTCTAAATCAAATCTTTAATTCTGATAAGTACAGCACCAAGGTAGTTGATGCCATGGGAACAGGAGTATCATACGGACTCTGCAGCACCTGGGGACAGAATACACACTGGGACAGTTGGTCACAAATTTATGTAAAAGATGATAGACTGTACCTTGATGATCCTAAAACAGGGGAACCAATGTGCATTAAGGTCATGCATCAGGCAGGTGGACATGCAGCTGCAAAATTAAATAGAGAAGCAGGTGGATTTAGGAATTGGTTGTCTTCTGTTGTGTCTAATGAAGTTAATGATTACTTAAATGAGGTTCAAAATGGTTGATATTGAAGCACTTCTAAAAGATGTAAATCCCCCTTATTTTGCAAATAGTAAATGGAAACCAGGTAATCCTGTTTATTATTCCGGTCCTTACTGGGATAACCAAGAGTTGGGAGCAGCTGTCAATGGACTTCTGAATGGTAAGTGGCTGCCATCTGGTGAAGAAGTTAATCGGTTTGAGAGGATGTTTTCCAAAAAATTTGGGAAGAAGTATTCTTTGATGGTCAACTCAGGTAGTTCTGCAAATCTTGTAATGATTGCAGCACTGAAGAAGAGACTAGGTTGGCAAGATGGTGATGAGATTATTGTATCTTGTGTAGGATTTCCCACTACAATTGCACCTATTGTTCAAAATGGATTGAAACCAGTATTTGTTGATATTGATTTCTCTGATTTAAACTGGGATGTAACTGAGATTGAAGATAAGATTACTACAAGAACTAAAGCTCTATTTTCTTCTCCTGTTCTTGGTAATCCTTATGACTATGATTGTATTATTGACATTTGTGATAGATATAAAATTGAATTGATTTCAGATAATTGTGATAGTCTTGGTAGTAAGTGGAAAAATAACTACCTGACAAATCATTCTATTGCTGCATCATGTTCTTTCTATCCTGCTCATCATATTTGCACTGGTGAGGGTGGTATGATTTCATCTGATGATGAAGAACTTATTAATATTGCACGTAGTTTTGCTTGGTGGGGTCGCGATTGTTATTGCGTTGGCACTCAAAATTTACTTGCTTGCGGCACTTGTGGTAAGAGATTTGATACTTGGATTGATAAGTATGATGGCATCATTGATCACAAATATGTCTATAGTATCATGGGATACAATCTAAAACCTATGGACTTCCAAGGTTCTATTGGTTGTGTTCAAATTGAAAAGCAAGATGAAATCCATGAATTGCGTCGTAAGAATAAGAAATTGATGCAAGCACACTTTGAAAAAATTCCTGGTGTTCGTAGTGTAGATGAACATCCCGATGCAGAGACAAGTTGGTTTGGCGTTCCTATTATTTGTGATAGTAGGGAAACAAAAACTAAACTAACTAAGCATCTGGAAGATAATAAAGTTCAGACTCGTAACTACTTTGCTGGTAATATTCTGATGCATCCTGGATATAGTCATCTTGATTACTATAAGAACTATCCAAATGCATGTAAGGTACTTGACTTAGTGTTCTTTGTTGGATGCTCTCCTACCATTACTGAGGAGATGATTGAATATGTTGGAACTGTAGTTGATTCTTTTGAAAAATGAGAGTAGCAGATTATGTTATTGATCAGATTTACAAGGCTGGATGTGAACATATCTTTCTTGTAACTGGTGGTGGTGCGATGTTTTTGAATGATGCAATTGCTGCTCATGAAAAAATTGAACCTATTTGTAATCATCATGAACAAGCATGTGCAATGGGTGCAGTTGCATATGCAAAGTATAAAAACAGTTTGAGTGCTGTTTGTGTTACTACTGGGTGTGGTGGAACTAATGCTATCACAGGACTTCTGGACGCATGGCAAGATAGTGTTCCTGTTATCTTTGTGTCTGGTAATGTTAATCGTCCTCACATGGCACCAGAGGGTGTTAGAAACCTTGGAGTTCAAGAAGCAAATATCATTGACATTGTGAAACCAATCACTAAGTATGCGACTGTGGTTGAAGATCCTGAGATGATTGATGAGGTAATGAAAGATGCGATTCGGATTGCTACTCACGGTCGTCCTGGCCCTGTATGGATTGACATTCCTATGGACGTACAAGGTGTTGAATGTTTTAGTATTGAGGATGCTGTAAAGAGAGCAAAGAGACCTTTGATTCTTGCTGGCAACGGTATCAACTGTGCTCAAGCAAGAGAAGAGTTTAAGTTCTTTGTTGACCAAACAAACATTCCCGTTGTTACCTCATATAACGGTGTTGATCTTATTTCTTCTGACGATAGAAACTATGTTGGTAGAGTTGGAGTAAAGGGAACTCGTGCTGGTAACTTTGCAATGCAAAATTGCGACTTACTTCTTGTAATTGGTTGCCGTCTTCCTGTTCCTGTGACTGGATATAACTATAAAACTTTTGCCAGAGAAGCAGAAGTTATTGTTGTTGATATTGATAAGGACGAACACTCAAAGGATACAGTAAAGATTGATAGATTTATTAATCGTGATGCAAAAAACTTTCTTGATCTTTATTGGTTTGATCGTAGCAAGAGTGATTGGAATTATCTTTGTGAAGAGTGGAAAGAAAAATGGCCAGTATGTCCTACAAAGAATCCATCTGAAAAAGTAGATCTCTACTACTTCATGCAGTGTCTGAATACTCTGAAGAGAGATGATGATGTTGTAATTTCTGATGCAGGTTCTGCATTCTATGTTTGTTCTCAAGCAACTACAATTAAAAATCAACAGAGATATATCACATCCAGTTCTCAAGCAGAGATGGGATTTACTATTCCTGCCTGTATTGGTGCCGCGTTTGCCAAGGATGGTGATGTGATTGGAGTGACTGGTGATGGTTCGTTTATGATGAACTTACAAGAACTTCAGACTATTGCTCATTACAATCTTCCTGTTAAACTATTTGTGTGGAACAATGATGGTTATCTTTCCATTCGCACCACACAAAAGAAGTTCTTTGAGGGTAGAGAGATTGGAACGGATGAATCGAGTGGGGTATCTATTCCCAATATTAAATATGTTGTAAAGAGTTTTGGTCTTGAGTATGTTCGTTGTGATACGGATGTATTGGAAGGATCAATTGAGTACGCTCTCAACTACCCTGGTCCCATCGTTTGTGAAGTCATTTGTGAAAGATGGCAAGAAGTTGTTCCTACATTACAGGGTAGAAAAAACCCAGATGGAACAATCAGTGCTCCACCATTAGAAGATATGTATCCCTTCTTGCCTAGAGAAGAGTTTTATGATAACATGATAATTAAGCCCCTGGATTAACATGCCTGCTGATAATAAAGATAAGGTAACTATTCTAAAGTTACGCAAACAAAAAAAGAACAATGTAAAGACTGTTGGTGTTACTGCATATGATTATCCACAAGCACTAATGGCAGATAATGCTGGTGTTGATTGGATTCTTGTAGGTGATTCTCTTGGTATGACCACTCTAGGGTACAAGAGCACCATTCCAGTGACTATGGATGATATGCTTCGTTCTGCTGGAGCAGTGTCCCGTGGTTCTAACCGTGCATTCACTGTGGGAGATATGCCTTATATGTCCTATCAAATCTCCAATGAAGAAGCAGTAAGAAATGCTGGAGACTTTATCAAGGCAGGTATGGATGCTGTAAAGGTTGAAGGTTGTATGGTAGAACGTATTAAAGCAATCTGTGATTCTGGTATCATGGTGATGAGTCACTTAGGATTGACTCCACATACCCGTGCAAAACTGGGTGGGTATCGTGTTCAGGGTAAGACTGCTGACCAAGCAAAAGTTATTCTTGATCAAGCTTTAAGTTTGCAAGATGCTGGATGTACTTTCCTACTTCTTGAAGGTATGCCTAGAGAGTCTGCTGAGATGATTGCAACCAATCTTCAAATTCCTGTGTATGGTATTGGTGCTGGAGACAGAGTTGACGGCCAGTTGGTTATTATGCATGACTTGGTTGGACTTTTCTGGGAGTTTAAATCTAAGTTTGTGAAGCGTTATTGTGAAGCTGGTCAAATGATTCAGTCTGCTCTCACGGATTATGTTAATGAAGTCCGAGATCTTCAGTTCCCTGCACAAGAAAACTTCTATGAGATCAAAGATGAAGAACTCGAAAAACTTTTAGGACAAGGAGCAGGTTGGAAACATGACAAGTAAAAAGATTCTTTTCACTGGTGGTAATGGTTTTATTGGTCGTCAGATTATTCCTTTCATTCAGGAAGCAGGATATGAGGTAGTCAGACCCAGATCAACTCAGATTCGTCTTCAGGTTGATGAAGAAGTTGCTACTCTATTTGATGATGGTCAACACTATGATGCAATCATTCATGCTGCTATTGTCGGTGGTAGAAGAGACCTTGATGATGATTATAGAGTTCTGTATACTAATCTCAATATGTTTGAGACTCTGTATAAGTATGTTGATCAGACTGATATGTTCATTAATTTGGATAGTGGTGCATCATATGGTCGTCCTGCTCCCGTTGATGAACCCTCACCAGAGGACTTTGGTACAGTTATTCCAAGTGATCCATATGGATTCTCAAAATATGTTATTGCCAAACGTGTGTTAGATAATCCAAAGGGCGTGAACCTCCGCATCTTTGGATGTTTTGGTGAGCATGAGGAGAGCACACGATTCTTTAACACTAATATTAATCAATACATTGATAAGAAACCTATTCGACTTGTCAAAGATCGGAAGATGGATTTTATCTTTGCTGATGATCTCTACAAGATTATTGAGTATTATCTTGATGGTAATTATGGACCAAAAGATGTGAATTGTGTTTACGATCGTAAGTATATGCTTAGTGATATTGCTGAGATCATTAATCATCTAGGACCTTACAAGGTTGATATTCAATCTGAAGGACAGCATCCCATATTCCCATATGTTGGAAAATCAAGTAATTTGCCTATTGAATATATTGGTTTAGTAAATGGAATTCGTAAAGTCTATGAAACATATCTTTGTCAACGGAACGTTTGATATCCTACATCCAGGACATGTTCAACTTCTTAATTATGCTAAGTCTTTGGGTGACACTCTTACTGTTGGTATAGACAGTGACCGTAGAGTTCAAGAAAAGAAAGGTCCAACTAGACCAGTAAATAGCGTAGGTGATAGAGCATACATGCTCCAGAATCTAAAAGCAGTTGATTACATTGTAATCTTTGATAGTGATGAAGAGTTGGAACGCTGTATAAAAACAGTAAAACCTGATATAATGGTTGTAGGATCTGACTGGAAAGATAAGTCAGTTATTGGTTCAATGTATTCTGCCGAGTTGAGGTTCTTTGATAGAATAGAAGAGTATGCAACAACAAAAACAATTCAAGATATTATTAATCGGGGATAGTTGTACCGATGAATATGTGTATGGGGTATGTGAGCGTCTGAATCCAGAAGCTCCTGTACCTATTTTGAAGTATGAGTATGTAGAAAAACAGAAAGGGATGGCATTGAATGTCAAGGAGAACCTTTCTGCATTTAATATGGAAGTGACGATGCTCACTCAAAAAGAACCAATAGTAAAATGTAGATATATTGATAAGAGATATAATCAACAAATCCTAAGAGTTGATAGTGAAGATGATGTAAGTCCTTTAGAAAATGATCTACCTCAAGAAAAATTTGATGCTTTAGTTATCTCTGATTATGACAAAGGGTTTATAACATCTAAGAAGTTGTTTGAATTGGTTGAGTGGTTTGATGGACCTGTCTTTATTGACAGTAAGAAGACAAATCTACCCGTTGATCATGCATACATTAAAATTAATGATGATGAATATTCTAAACTAGATAAGAAATTAAAAAATTCTCCTAATCTAATTGTCACCAAGGGAGCGCAGGGAGTTGATTATCAAGGTAAGAACTATCCAGCAATTGGAGTAAGTGTCTTTGATGTTTGTGGTGCAGGGGACACATTTCTATCTGCACTAGTTTACTTTTACCTAAGATGTGGTAAAATAGATGTTGCTATACCATATGCTAATAAAGCAGCTGCTATTGCTGTAACGCATTTTGGAACTTACGTACTACAAGAGAGTGACATTTATGAGATATGTGATTGATATTGATGGAACTATCTGTACTCCTGGTAAAGGATCTGGGAATCTGCAGTATGAAAATGCTACTCCAAAGAAAGATAGGATTGCTGCAATTAATGATCTGTATGATGAAGGTAATTACATCATCTACTTTACTGCTAGAGCGATGGGAAGATCTAGTGATAAACCTTACGAAGAGGCACGGGAGATCGCGCATAAATTACTATACCCACTTACTAAAGAACAATTGAGTACGTGGGGATGTAAGTATCATGAATTAATCATGGGTAAACCACACGCAGATATGTTCATTGATGATAAAGCATGGCCAGATCATGTATTCTTTAGCGATAAGAAATGACACCAGAAATAAAACATGTCCCTAAAGGTTGGGGATATGAAAAATGGATTGTTAATACTGAAGAGTATTGCGGTAAACTCTTATTTTTTAATGAAGGGAAGAGATGCTCATGGCATTATCATAAAGTAAAAGACGAAACATTCTACCTACAATCTGGTAGAATACTTTTATACTATGGTGATAGTGACGACCTGGCAGAGGCAAGGGATGTTATACTTGAACCTGGTGATAAGTTTCACATTTATCGTGGACTCAAACATCAAATGATTGCTATTGAGCCATCTGAATTATTTGAATTTTCTACGCAACATTTTGATGAGGACAGTTACAGAATAATGAAAGGAGACTGATATGAAAGTTATTATCCCAATGTCAGGTCAGAGTAGTAGATTTACCTCTGCCGGATATGAAACACCAAAGCATCTCATTGAGATTGATGGAAAGAAAGTTATTGAACACATCATTGATCTTTATCCTAAAGACAGTGAGTTTGTTTTTATTATTAACTATAAGCATGCAAAAGAAACTGATGTAGTTGAAGTTCTACACAGTCTTGTAGAAGATTCTATTATTTTAACAATTGAGTCCCATAAGAAAGGTCCAGTTCATAGTGTACTGCAAGCAACCAAGTATATTGATGATGATGAACCTGTCGTAGTTAATTACTGCGACTTCTCAATGCATTGGGATTATAATGATTTTGAGGAGTTTGTTACGCAAACTAATTGTGATGGATGTGTAGTTTGTTACACTGGATTTCATCCTCATATGCTTGGTAGTGACAACTATGCTTTCTGTAAAACTGTAGATAATAATCAAATAGTAGAGATTAGAGAGAAGCAACCATTTACTGCTGATAAGATGTCAGAGTTTGCTTCTACTGGAACCTATTATTTTAGGAAAGGAAGTTATATTAAAAAATATTTTCAGCAGTTAATTGATGAAGACATCAATATTAATGGAGAATATTATGTAAGCCTGGTTCATAATCTTTTGATTAATGATGATATGCCAAACTTGGTATATGAAATCCCTGTGATGCTTCAGTGGGGAACACCATTAGATATGAATATGTACCTGCAGTGGTCAAATTACTATAAGGCAGTGCTTGAAGGTAATAGACCACTCAAGATTAAAAACTGTGTGACTGCTCTTCCTATGGCAGGCGCAGGTAGTAGATTTAGGACAGAAGGATTTGCTATCCCCAAACCATTTCTTGTAGTTAATGACAACTACATGGTTGATCAAGCAGAATATTGTTTACCAAAGACGGATAAGACAATCTATGCTTGTTTAAACTCTCATATGAGTATGCTTCCTTTGGAAGAATATGCTCATGTCGTATGGATTGATGATGTTCTTAACGGACAAGCTTGCACGACCGAAAAGATTATGAATGAGATTGATGATGACACATCAGTTCTTCTGTCGGCATGTGATAATGGAGTATTGTATGACTCTGATAAGTTTGCAGATTTAATTGAGGATCCTCAAACCGATATTGTCGTTTGGAGTTATAGAAATAATTATACTTCACATCGTAATCCTGATATGTATTCTTGGTTAGATGTAGATGGTGATGATGTCAAGGGTGTTTCTGTTAAAAAATTTAATGGGGATAATCCTGTAGATGAGTATGCTATTGTTGGTACGATGTTCTTCCGCAATAAGGATGTATATTTAAACTCTTTAAAACAAACTTACGAGAAAGACATTAGAACCAACGATGAGTTTTATGTTGACAGTATTTTAAATGAAGCAATTGCTCTTGGATATAATGTTAAGAACTTTGAGGTTGATCATTATATCTGTTGGGGAACACCTGACGATTTAAAAACATATCGCTACTGGCAAAATTTCTTCAATGCAGTAAATTGGCATCCTTATGACTACAGAAAAGATTACCTTACCCATTAAGTATTGGAACGAAGGAAAAACTAAAACACTCTGCCCTGAGGATGAGAACGGCCGAGTTCTTGAGTGTGCTTATTTTTCTTCAGTCCAATTTACTGGACACTCAACACATTATCCAATGCCGTTGATGTATTCTCACAAAGATAAGAAACTTCGTTTACCGACAATTGAGAAGTTTATGTCTTTAGGTAGAGGAACTGTATATGAAGAGACAATGAAGTATGACATGGAGTTGTGCTCATCGTGGTCATGTTGTGATATCCCAGTCTTTTACTTTGCCTATAATATGGCAAATTACTTTCACTTCGTTTATGACACTCTTCCATATCTCTATACCTATTTTGATGGTAAGAAAATTCATCCAGATTTAAAGTTACTTGTAAGTCCTGCTGAAGGTAAAGATGATTTGTATCCTTTTGTCTGGGAAACATTAGAACTGCTTGGTATAACTAGAGATGATGTCATTTTTCTAAGACAGGATGTCATCTATAACTATGTCCTGGTTGGGTCTTCCTTGACCCATGGAGGTCTGTCAGAGAAACCACCTCATAGATTTACGTTTGATATAATTAATAGACTTACTGGCGAATATGTGGGACCTGAGAGGGTCTATATTTCACGTAGAACATGGACACATAATAATCTTGATAACATTGGTACAAACTACACTGAACGACGTAGATGTATGAATGAAGACCAGATGATGCAGACATTTAGTTTACATGGATTTGAAGAAATATTCTGTGAAAACTTGACAATGAGAGAAAAAATTGGTATCTTTAACTCAGCAAAGTATGTTGCTGGTCCGATTGGTGGTGGAATGGCTAACGTCTTATTCTGTCCTCCAGAGACTAAAGTTCTATCAATTAACAGTCCATTATTTTTTGATGTTAATGATAGACTAAAACATGCTATGGAACACACTCAACTAACTCACTTTGATCACACCAGTTTTACTGATGAGAAAGAAGCGACAGTTGATGATGTAGGATCATTATCAATCTCTGGTGGTATGAATTCACCATGGGAAGTAGATCTAAATACACTATCCAAAAAATTAACGGAATGGTTAATCTCTTAGAACTAGCACATGCACTTGGACCTTACGCAATTTGCGGTGAGGGAAATGTGTCAGCTAAAGCAGAAGATGAGTATCAAACCCTTTTCTATATCAAGGCAAGTGGAACTTCCTTAGACACTTTAGAGAAAGATCAACTCGTTGCTTGCAAACTGAGTGGGGTTCCTTTTGATTCACTTGGACCAAAACCAAGTATTGAAACTGGATTTCATGCATGGATCTTAAGGGAATTTAATGATATTAAATTTATAGCACATACTCATCCACTTAAAACTATGCAAGTGGCATGCTCTGAACAAATCTGGTCATTTGCTGAGCATAGATTATTTCCTGATCAAGTGGTAAGAAATGGCGCAAAGTCTTGTGTTGTTCCTTATGCAATGCCAGGTAAACCTTTGCTTGAAGAGATGAAGAAAAGTGTTCTTGCATTTATAGAAGAGGAAGGGTACTTCCCTAAATTGATATTACTACAAAATCATGGTATAATTGTAGCATCTGCATCTGCTAAAGAATGTGTTGCATCAACTATGATGTGCGAAAAATCTGCTGAGATTTTTGTTGGTGCCAAAATTCTTGGTCAAACAAACTTCCTTACAGAAGAACAGGTCAGTGAAATTGATAAGTGTCCCAGTGAAGCACGCAGGAGAAAAATGTATCAATGAAAGTAATTTATGTTGACATTGATGAAACGATTTGCAATCGGGAATCATCTACAGATTTTGGAACAACTCACGATTACACCAAAGCAAAACCAATTCAAAATAACATTGATAAGATTAATGAATTGTATGACCAAGGAAATACAATTGTGTATTGGACAGCAAGAGGAAGTAGAAAACAAATTGATTGGACTAACCTAACAGCACAGCAACTATCTGATTGGGGTTGTAAGTATCATGAGCTCCGTGTTGATAAACCATTTTATGATCTCTTCATTGAGGACAAATCATTACGCATTGAGGAAGTATGAGAATTATATCTCACAGAGGTAATGTTCGGGGACGAGTTCCTGGTAGAGAGAACGCCCCTAGTTACATTGACTGTGCTCTTGGTAATGGATACGATGTAGAGATTGATGTATGGGATATTAATGGTGAGTTCTGGCTGGGTCATGACGAACCACAATATAAAGTAACTTGGAATTGGTTCTTTAAGAGAGAGAATAATCTTTGGATGCATTGTAAAAATGTAGAAGCAGCAAAGACCTGTGAAATATTTCAATCTTTCTGTCACACTGGTGATCCATATTCATATACATCAAATGGAAAAATTTGGTTGCATGATGTAGAACAAACTTTTGATGACAAAACTATTATTCCACTTCTTGATTGGGAAATAGTAGATAGTTTTAAAACTCATATTAAAAATGAGGTGCCATACGGCATTTGTACAGATTACCCCTATATGCTAAATGACTAAGATTGCACTTTGTTATTCTGGAAGACCAAGAAGTTATCAAGAATGTTATGAAAACCATAAACAATACTTTCGTTTAGGTCTCCCTGATGTAGATGTTTTTGCTCATATATGGTTTGATGATGATCTTGTTGGAACTCAGTTTAGAACTGATGTTGGTCAGGGAACTTGGCCAGATGTTAGTGTCAAAAATTGGATTGACGAGAACTGGAAACCCAAGAAGATAATTTATGAAAAACCCAGATACTTTGCAGACATGTTTGCTGACACCTGGCAAACTAAATGGAGAGCAACTCATCCAAAAGACCATCAAATCTCAATGTTTTATGGTATTGAGCAGGTGATGAATCTGAAGAAGCAGTATGAAGAAGAGAATAACTTTAAGTATGACTATGTTATTCGTATGAGATCTGATCTTCTTTGGATGCAACATCCTGGTCCATTTGAAGAGTATGATCCAAATAAACTACATACATTCAATATTAACCCTGGACCTGATTGGGTTCAAACAGGAGTCAAGGACTATGCTATTCTTGATATCATTGCCTGGGGTGGGTCTGATGTTATGGATAAATATGGTACAATCTATTCTAATCTACAGAGAATCACTGAAGAAGGGTGCCCCATGTTTTCACCTGATACCTCTTTAGGTTATAATGCTAAGATTATTAATAATCTAGATTATCAAAAACACGATTGGCTTTTTAAAGTTTTTTGCCAAGACCACATTTACGGTATTTGAGTTGAGTATATGAACATTACAATCTTAGGATCTGCTGGCCAGATCGGTGCTTATCTATCAAACTACTTAAAAGATAAAGGACATCATGTAAGCAATGTTGATATTGTAAATGGTGTTCAATATGATTTGAGAGTGACACCTAACACTGTAGTAGAGAATGCAATTCAGTATGCTGACTTTGTATTCTTTCTTGCCTTTGATGTGGGTGGATCACGTTACCTGAAGAAGTATCAACATACATTTGAGTTTGTGAATAACAATACTCGTATGATGGCAAATACTTTTCGTTTACTTGGCAAATATAAAAAGAGATTTGTCTTTGCTTCATCTCAAATGAGTAACATGAGTTACTCTCCTTATGGTGTAATGAAACGTGTTGGTGAACTGCATACTACTGCACTTAAAGGACTGACTGTTAAGTTCTGGAATGTCTATGGTATAGAGAAAGATCATGAGAAGGCTCATGTGATCACTGACTTCATTCGTAAGGGATTTGAAGAGGGTCAATTTGAGATGATGACCGATGGCACTGAAGAACGTCAGTTCTTGTATGCAGAGGACTGCTGTGAAGCATTAGAGACGGTTATGGAAAACTATACTGACTTCAAACCAGAAGATCCGCTTCATATCACATCATTTAGATCAGAAACAATCAAAGAAGTTGCCTCTATCATTAAAGGATGTTTTGCTGTTGATGGTAATTATGATATTGAGATCAAACCTGGTCTAGCAAAGGATAGTGTTCAGATGGATAAGAGAAATGAAGCAGACAATTATATTTTAAATTGGTGGGTTCCTAAAACTACTATTGATGTTGGCATTAGAAAAGTGTACAATGAAATGAAGAAGGAGTATGTCTGATGTTATCGTTTAATAAACTTGGTAAGTCTGGTCGTCTTGGTAATCAGATGTTCCAATATGCCTCTCTAAGAGGTATTGCTGCTAATCGTGGGTTTGATTGGGTTATTCCCCCTCCAGGGACATCAGGGGTTGATGAGTACGGTTGTGAAAACAATTACTGTATGTTTGAGACCTTTAAGATGACCGGTGCTACAGAGGAGCATCATGGCATCCCTGGTGATAGACAGTGGGCTATCTGGAAAGAGTTTCATTTCAACCAGGAATTATTTGATGAGTGTCCTGATGATGTTAATCTTGAAGGATACTTTCAGACAGAGAGATATTTTAAAAACGTAGAGAAAGAACTTCGTGAGGACTTTCAATTTCATGATTCTATTTACAATCCTTGTAAAGAGATGATTGATAGTATTGAGAGTGACCGTAAGATCTTTCTACATATTCGCCGTGGTGATCCTAAATTGCCATGGGCATATGTGAACCTTGAGACAACGCATCCTGTCTGCACCTTTGATTACTATGAGAGGGCTCTTGCAGAATTTCCTGATGATATCCCTGTAGTAGTTTTCTCAGACCACATTGAGTGGTGTAAAGAGCAAGAGTTCTTTGCATCGGATAGATTCATTATGTCGGAGAGCACTGAAGAGTTCTCTGATGGACAGAGGTTGCCCTGGACAGATCTATGTCTGATGTCTCTCTGTACTGATGCGATTATTGCTAACTCATCATTCTCTTGGTGGGGTGCATGGTTGATTGATAATCCAGATAAGGTTGTTGTGACTCCAAAGGAATGGTTTGGTCCATCGTATGATCACTACCATATGGATGATTTGATTCCTGAGGGTTGGAAGATTGTGTAATGAAATTATCTAACACAACCTTTATAGTTCCTCTTAGGATTGAGAGTGATGACAGACTTAGAAATGTGATTGTAAGTTCAATCTATCTTCTTGATAACACTGATTGTAAAATCATTGTCAAAGAGTCTGATAATACTTCTGTTTTTATTGAGAAGGCTTTACCACAAATCCGCGAATGTGTGGGTGAGAAAGCAGACAGACTGACACATATTTTTGAACAAAGTGATGAAAATTATTTTCATCGTACAAAACTGTTAAATGATATGGTCATGATGACTACCACAGATGTAGTGGTAAATTATGATTGTGATATTATTTTACCACTAGAGTCATACATTACGTCTGAAGAAAAAATTCTTTCCGGTGAATGTGATGTTGTCTATCCATATGGTGATGGGAACTGGCAGTTCCAAATTTTAGCCACGGATGAATTAGTATCTGAGTTTATCAATCAAGACTATGATCTTTCTATTCTTAGACAGAAATCTAGAGTCTATGATGCAAAGTATGGATTTTGCCAATTCTTTTCCACTCAAAAATATATTGAGGGTGGATTAGAAAACGAAGGATTTGTTGCATATGGATATGAAGATGATGAAAGATTTTTCAGGTTTCATAAGTTAGGATATAATGTGTGTAGATTGGATGCACACGTATACCATATGGAGCATACAAGAACTGATAACTCTTGGTTCTCAAATCCTTTCATTCAAAACAATAAAAACCTTCATGATACTCTAATGGAGTTTGACAAAGAACAACTTAAAGAGTATTATGAGAATCAGGACTATCTGAAAACACGTAAGAACAATTAAAATGCTAGGATTCAATGCACTAGGACGAATGGGTCGTCTTGGTAATCAGATGTTCCAGTATGCTGCTCTTAAAGGGATAGCAAGAAATATTGGAACAGACATTATTATTCCATATCATCAAGACGCAGTGAATGATGGTATTGGTAACATGCTTCGGACAGAATTGTTTGACTCTTTTGATCTTAATGTAAATGTTGGATTATTAGATGGTGGTCAAGCAACCACTGTTCATGAAAGGCAGTTTCACTATGATGAGGAAATGTTTTGCCGATGTCCTGATAATGTAAGTCTGCAAGGATATTTTCAAACAGAGAAATACTTTAGAAATATCAAAGCAGAGATCCGTGATGATTTTACTTTTAAGGATGAGATTTTAAATCCTTGCAAGGAGATGATTAAGACTGTAGATAATCCTATCGCACTTCATGTTCGTCGCACAGATTACATCTCTAACAGTGCTAATCATCCTCCATGTCCGCTTAGTTATTATGAGAAGGCACTGAAGCACTTTGATGATAGTCAAGTGATTGTATTCTCAGATGATCCTGCATGGTGTAAAGAACAAGAACTATTCTCCAATGATCGTTTTATGGTTTCTGAGAATGATGACAATAGAGTTGATCTGTGTTTGATGAGTCTTTGTTCTGATTTTATTATTGCAAATTCAACTTACTCTTGGTGGGGAGCATGGCTCTCTACAAATAAGAACAAGAAAGTTATTGCACCTGTCCAGTGGTTTGGAACTGGATACACTAAAGACCACGATACTTCTGATTTAATTCCCGATGGCTGGACAAGAATTGATGCGTGACAAAAATAAGTCAGCATTTAAACTACAAGGACTCCCCCATATCTACTGGTTAAATCTTGATGCTGATGTCAAAAGACGTGAGTATATGGAAAACCAGTTTGATTATTGGGAGATTGAAAATCATACCCGTATCTCTGGGTATGATGGAAGAGATGATGATGTCACTTCTCACATGAAGGGAAAATTTCCTGACATGATGAACCAACAAGAAGTTGGTTGTTGTATGTCACACCTCAAAGCAATCAAGCATTTCTATGAGAAGACTGATGATGATTATTGTCTGATCATGGAAGATGATGCAGTGCTTGAGGTTGCTAGGTTCTGGAACTTTACTTGGAAAGAGTTCTTTTCCTATGTTCCATATGATTGGGATTGTATTCAGTTGACTACAATTACAACTGGAGACATCTATGTTAAGTTGCATTTGAAGTTTGTAAATGATTTTTCTGCTGCTGCTTACTTAATCTCTCGTCACCATGCAGGAAAGGTTCTCCGCAATCATATGCGTGGTGATAAATGGAAGTTGGATAACAATGTAAAGCCAAGAGCAGTATCTGAGGATACAATCCTTGAGAGTGGAAAGACTTATTCTATTCCTATTTTTCTTTATAACCTTGACTTCCAGTCAACTATTCATCCTGAGCACATCAATGTGTTTCATCAGGGTCCATACAATGCACTTTGGAACTTCTGGAGTCAGTCTGGAGCAACGGTTGACATTAGAGAGTGGATGAACTATGATCCATACTTGGGCAGAGCAACACCAAACTCTGTCCCTCCTCAACCTCAAGAGGAGAAAAAAAATGAGGAAAACCCTACTAGTTGACAGAATTCAAAAAATCAAGTAGTATAAATACTTAACCTTTTGTCTTTCAGTTAATTAAAGTAACAAAGGGTATTCATAACACGGGACAGTCGAGTCCCTATCCATCTGCGGGTATCCATTCCGCAAGTAACTAAAGGTAACAAAAATGTTTAAATCTGTATTCGCAGCCTCCGCTGCTCTGTTCGCTTCCGCTGGCGCTGCCCTTGCAGGTCCCTACGTCAACGTAGAAACCAATGCTGGTTGGGTTGGCGATGATTACACTGCTGCCACGACAGACCTCCACGTAGGTTTTGAAGGAGAAGCAGGTGCTGCTTCTTACTATGTCCAGGCTGGTCCTGCAATCGTCGCTGTTGACGGTGAAGAAACTGACACCCAGTTCTCTGGTAAGGCAGGAGTTGGCGTCCCCGTTTCCGAGGCTATCGGAGTATACGGTGAGCTCTCCTTCCTGACCGCAGAAGACGATGATGACTTCGGTCTTGGTGGTAAGTTGGGCGTCAAGTACAACTTCTGATCGTTCATATAGACACATAAACATCTAGATGTTATACTGGGGGTGCGACGGCATCCCCTTTTTTTATGAAAAAATATTTTATAACTTTCATAACGAATCCAGGAACGCTGACCTCCCTCCTGTTGCTGGGAATGATAGCACTGATAGGGACACTGCATAACCATGCTCACTATGCAATGACTATGGATGCAGATTCTTACGTTAGACAATGGTGTAGAGCATCAGCAGAAAACAAAAAGACCTGCATTCGTTATGGTGGAGACATGGACTATTGACAAAACTTTACTTTACCTATATAATATGTAAAGAAACATTACGGAGTGTATCGTGACTGTAACAACCAATGATTGTGGACAACAGAATCTGTTTGCCAAAGAACCTCAGATGTACGTCTCTCAGACTGATGCAGAGCGTTATGGTTATGAGAGTTATGCAGAAAAGGCAGAGAAATTAAATGGACGCACTGCTATGCTTGGATTTGTTGCTGCTGTCATCTCTTATGCTACTTCCGGTAGTGTATTTTTCTTTGGTGTCTTCGGATTCTGATGACTGAAGTTATTTTCACCGTC